GACCTTCAAAAGTGCCTTGTCCGATGCTGCCGCGTCCTCTTGGAGGAACACCCCTGGGATGACCCGGTCCATCATGGACACCGCAGGCTCCGGGATCAACGCTGGGAACTACGGACTGAAGGACGATAGTGTACTAGGCCGTGTCATTAACGTGTTCGGCAAGGCTGTAGACCTACAGACCTTGGGTATGCGCTTTTCTGACGAGGTGATGACCAACATCTACAACATCTCCGCCAGAGCTGAGTACTCCGCATTCGAGTTCGCAGAGAAGGCCCTCAAGAGGGCTGAACTGGTTCAGGCAAAACTCCGTGACCCGAACCTTCGCCCCAAGACTGTCGCTCGTCTGAAAGATGAGCTGCGGACGCTGAAGGGATCGAAGGCAACGGTAGATGGGTTGACCCTGAAAGAGTTCGTCGAGCGAGACGTACTGGCCAGTAAGGATAAGCTAGGACGGTGGATACACGAGAAGTCTGCCGAGCGGGCTGAGTATATCCTCCTCAAGAACGACCTCAATGGCGTCTGGAAGAAGGCAGAGATTGCCGTCAACAGTGTCCCTGAAGCTCGTATCCTGGTGCCCTTCTTCCGGTCTCCGGTACAGGGCTTCCTTCGTGGGTTTGAGTACGTCCCTGTGATTCGTAACATCCCCGGCATATCCCAGTTCCGTAACCAGCTCAAATCAGCAGACCCCCTCGTAGCCGCTGAGGCTCGCGGGAAGATGTTCCTTGGGTATGGCATCATGCTGGGCATCTGGCAGATGTACGAGAACGACATGGTAGGTGAGTTCATAGGCGCTGGTGAACGTGAGAAGCGTCAAGCCAAGCAGGCCGCAGGTGGACTCCAGCCGAACTATGTAGACATCGGTGGTGGACGAGTGATCGACACGACAGGCTTGGACCCCGTGTCCATCCCGTTCGCCCTTGTTGGTGCCCTCCACGGCTCTATCAAGCGCATGGAGCGGGATCGTATGATCGAGGCTGAGCGGCAGGCCACTGGGCTGAAGAACCAGTCCCTACTTGGCCCCATCGCAGACCATACCCCTGATGCCTACCAGACAGCAGGTGCGTTTGCTGGCGCCATCGCCGCTGCGTTGGGTGTTGCTGCGGTTAACAACCCGGCGTTCACAGGTGTTAAGGACATCGTTGACCTTGCAGGCGCTATGTTCGGTGAGGATAAGGCAAACGCCCTGAAGGACCAGTCTGCCAAGCAGAAGGCCCTCTCACGTATCCTCCGTAACCAAGCCGGTAAGTTCGTCCCTGCCCTCTACAAGAGCATCAGGGACTACAACGATCCCCAGCTCTACGAACAGACGTATGCCCTCTCTGAGCTTCTCGATGCCTTCAAGAACGAGGCCTCCCTCAACCGGGAGGACATGTCCATGAAGTACGACGCTATGGGCTACCCTATCCAACGAGCGACGGACCCACGTGGCTTACGAGGCCCCCTCAATACGATGAGGCCCACCTCTGAGGACCCCAAGGTTCTCGAGGTGCGTCAGGCCCTGTACGACTTGGGTAAGCTCTCAGGCAAAGGGTTCGTGATCTTCAACGATCAGGTCCCCGACAAGTTCCTACGGGCGGCAGGCACAGACCTCCGCCGGTTGGATAGCACTGAGAAGCGCCATGTCATCGACACGTTCGCCAAAGAGCTTCAGAAGACTGGACTGATGGATGCCCTTCACAAGGCCCTTGTAGTCGAGAAGGATAAGCTCAAGGAGAACGGGTTAGGACTAGGCGGACCAGTGAAGTCTGCACGTCTCGAGGCTGTTCGGAAACTCATTACCAAAGCTCGTGAGCAGGCATGGGCCGCTACACTGAAGAAGGAAGGTCTACTCGAGGAAGGCACTGGTGTCATACCGGGTGGAAACAAGAAGCTCCAAGAAGAGCGTTCCTACGGTGCAAGCGCCATTCTCCGCGACGAACTAAATTAACAAACAAACGGCTCGCCCCTAACCGGGCGGGCCTTTTCCTTTCCACTTCATTTATTCATAGGGAATAACAAATGACTTTCTACAACACATTTGCAAACTATGTGGGAGATGACAGCACAACCGACTTTGCTATTCCCTTCTCCTACCTCTCTGAGGACGATGTAGTTGTGACCCGCCAAGGTGGCGCAGTGTCCTACATCTTCCTAAACCCTAATACAATCCGAATCTCAGCCCCACTTGCTGTCGGGGATAGCCTCAAGATCGAGCGCGATACCTCCCTTAGCGAAAAGGCTGTAGTATTCAACAATGGCTCCCCCTTCACCGCAGGCCAGATGAACGCCGGGTTCAACCAGTTGTTCAACGCCATGCAGGAGAGCAGTGACACCACAGGCTCACAGTTTGGTATTACAAACGACGGCAACTGGGACGCCATATCTCGCCGGATTACCAACACAGATGATCCGGTTGACGCCCAGGACGTGGCAACCAAGAACTATGTTGACACGGGTGTTGGCTCCTCTGTTGTAGCAGCGGCTGCATCAGCAGCAGCAGCCTCGTCTTCCGCAAGTGACGCCGCCTCGTCCGCCTCTACTGCATCAACAGCGGCCAGTGACGCGCTCACCTACTCATCTAATGCGTCTACTTCGGCTAGTGCTGCATCTAACTCTGCCGCCAATGCGCTATCCTCGGAAAACGCAGCTAGTTCGGCTAATACGTCAGCACAAGCTGCCCAGGCTGCGGCAGAATCTGCACGGGATTCTACCCTAACTGCTTACGACGACTTCGATGATCGTTACCTCGGTGCAAAGGCTTCCGACCCTACCCTTGATAATGACGGTGCTGCATTGATTGCTGGTGCCCTCTACTTCAATACGACCTCGGAGAGCATGAAGGTTTACACAGGGTCTACTTGGGAAGCGGCATATGCCGATAGTGCTTCTTTTGTTTCCAAGTCCGGCGACACGATGACCGGCACGCTCAATCTGCCTAGCAACGGGCTGACGGTTGGGACGGACCAGTTGGCAGTGAGTGGAGGCAACGTCGGTATTGGTACTAGCTCTCCAACACAAGCGCTTGACGTCAACGGTATTGTTAATGTTGGTGGCGGCAAAATAGACATTAGGCCTTCAGATGGTTCTACAGGCACATGTTCATTTCAAATAGGTGAGGCCCGAACTGGCGATGGCTTTAGCCTTATAGACTTAATCGGAGACGCTACATACACGGATTATGGACTGAGAATTATTCGCACCAACGGTGGAGCGAACGCTTCTAGTCAAATAAATCACCGTGGGACTGGTGAATTCTTCTTTATCACAACGGAGGCTGCCCCTATAGCTTTCCAAACAAACAGCACTGAGCGTATGCGAATCGACAGCGCAGGTAGGGTCGGTATTGGTACTACCAGTCCATTAGCAAGCCTATCAATGTCAGGAGGCGGTATTCTCATTACAGGGGACGGAGACTACTTCTCCGGCGGTGCTTATTTCGACGCCAGTTGGAAAAACTCTGTATCAAGCCAAGGCGGTTGGGCTATTCGTAACGCCTCCGGCGTATTTACTGTTTACACCGGAGTAAGCCCCGGAACTGCCGGTTCTACCTTGAGCGATTTTTCAGAAAAATTTCGTATCGACGGCAGCGGTAACGTAGGTATTGGTACGACTTCGCCGAGCTATCAGTTGCAGCTATCTTCTGACAGTGCCGCCAAACCGTCCACAAACACTTGGACAATAGCGTCTGACGGTCGTTTGAAAACAGAAACCGGCGAATACACCAAGGGCCTTGATGCTGTCTGCGGCCTCCGTCCTATCACCTACACCTACAATGGTAAGGGTGGTTTCACTGACACAACAACTGAGAACATATCAATCATTGCTCAAGAGGCGCAGGTACATTTCCCTGAGTGTGTTGGCGCGGTAAGGGGTGAAATTGATGGAGTGGAGACGGACATCCTTAACTGGAATGGTCACGCCCTGACGTTTGCCTTGGTCAACGCTGTGAAGGAACTCAAGTCTAAAATCGAAACATTAGAAGCCCGTGTGGCTCAACTCGAAGGAAACTAGCAAATGGCAACTATATACACATGGTCGTTCCCTCAGTTCGACGTAGCCCCATTAGCCGACGGTCTCACTGACGTCGTTAAGACTATCCACTGGCGTGTGGACGGTGTTGACGGGGAGTATTCCGCTGGTGCTTACGGATCGGTAGCCCTTGAGCCTCCCAACCCCAGCGCATTCACTCCGTTCACGTCCATCTCAGAACAGTGGGCGATTGATAACGTCGTACAATCTGTGCCCTTGGCTGACATACAGAACGGAATTGAAGCCGCTATTGAAGCCAAGCGTAATCCTCCTGTGGTTGGTAAAGCAGCACCGTTCTAGGAGTAATTATGCAAAACAATTTCCCCAAAGCACTCGCCCTTGTCTTAAAACACGAGGGCGGGTACTCCAACCACCCCCGCGATCCTGGGGGAGCTACAATGAAGGGCGTCACCCAGCGGGTGTACGATGCCTACCGGAGGCGTAGAGGGGCTCCACGGAGGTCTGTACGATCCATCGAGGACCGTGAGTTACAGGATATCTACAAGTTTCAGTACTGGGATGCTGTAAGGGCTGACGAGATGCCTGACGGTCTGGACTACGCCATGTTCGACTATGCTGTGAACTCGGGGCCTACACGGGCCACCAAGGACCTACAGCGGGTCATGGGCGAGAAGGTAGACGGCCATGTAGGCCAGATCCTACTCGATGCCATCAAAGAGTATAAGCCGGAAGAACTAATCACTAGCCTGTGTGCGAGGCGGTTAGCTTTTCTCAAACGGTTACGCACATGGAAATACTTCGGTAGAGGATGGTCCCGTCGTGTAGCTGATGTCAAGAAAAGAGCCCTGCGGATGGGGAATGCCGTACCGTTCGAGCCTCCACCCGCCAAGCGTACAACCTCGAGGGCCGAGGAAGGCGACCTGAAGACCACGGCCAAACCCGGGTTCTTCGATAAGGTAGCTACAGCCATCGCCTCTGGTGGGGCTGGCGTAGCCGCTGCCCTACAGGGTGTGGACTGGCGTGTCGGTGTGGCACTGGTGGTCGCTGTGGCCGTAGGCCTTGGCGTCTACATGGTGTTCATCAGGAAGACGGACGACGTATGATCCTAGTCTACCACCGCCCATACTCAAAACAGAAAGCAGCGTTGGGGCAAACGCCCCTTCGCTTCTTCATCGCTAGGTGGCCACTTACCCGCCCCTACCTCACCACAACCGAGCAGATGCCTCTCGCACCCAATGAGAGCGTGCTCATAATAGGATTGGAGCCTGACGATGATCTTATCGCTTATTACTAACTACGTCCTCTCCCCAGTTGGGAAGGTCGTATCCGCCGTCGCAGGCGTCCTGTTCGCTGTCTGGTACATCTACCAGAAGGGAAAGACACAGGCGACACTCGAATTACAAAACAAATCCTTTAAGGAGGCACGAGATGCTATCAAGAAAGCTAACGATGCTCGCCTCAGGTCTGCTCTTGATAGCGACCGTGGGGGGCTGCTCGAAGACGACGGGTTTAAACGCGACTAGCGTGACCTGTGACGTCTTGAAGCCAATAACATGGTCCTCCAAGGATACACGCCTGACGATCAAGCAGATTAAGGAAGCTAACGCTGCTTGGAAGTCCGTCTGTCAAAGGTAATGGGTGACGATATGGAACGCCCTGACAGAGATCGGATAACCAAGATGGAGGTCGAGATCGTACACTTGTCCAACCAAGTTAATAGAATGGCTAAACAAGTGGCCGAAATGCACGATCTATTACAGCAGGCCCGTGGGGCGAAGTACTTCATCATTGCCGCCGCTGCTGTAGGAGGCTTCCTCTCCTCAAAGCTGGCCGTTTGGTCGGGCATAATAGGAGGACTACCAAGGTGAAAAAACTTATTTCAAACAGATGCCGAAGATACTTCTACGCAACACTCGCTGCTATGTTTGGCGTCGTGATCGGACTAGGCGGACCTGGGTGGACCGAGTCTCTCCTTCTCCCAATGAAGGTGAGCCACTCTTTTGAACAATACGAAACCCCTGATGGCTCCAAGGTCTGCATTCGTATGGACATTGAGAGGGTCAGGCCAGGACGGGTGTTATTCAAGTCGTGGACATTGCAGACGAGAGAGGCACACCCGTTACGCATATCCCTGCATACCGTGAAGGTCTCTAAAAGACCTCCCCTTAGGTACGGGGAGCGTGGGGTTGTGTCACTATGCGCACCCAAGCCTGAATACCTCAAGAAGAACCCCAAGGTGAAATACGTCATCTACGGGTACGTCTACTACGACGTCTGGCACGGCCTGTGGCAGGTGCCTTGGCACATATGTGAGGAACACTATGACTGAAAAGACTAGAGCCTCAGAGGCCCTCCTAGGGCAGCTACACGAGGCTATCGCCGCAGAGCTACTCCGCCGAGTAATGGCGGGGGAAGCATCCACGGCAGACCTGAACGTCGGCCTGAAGATGCTAAAGGATAACCACATCGAAGCCCTCATCACCGAGGGTAGCAACCTCCACAAGTTGTGGGAGAGCCTGCCTAAGTTCGATGATGACGAGGAGTATGCCAATTGACAGAAGAGGACCCACTAAAGAAAGACTTCAGGAAGTTCCTGTGGTTGATCTGGAAGCACCTTAATCTACCAAAGCCTACACCTCTTCAATACGACATAGCCCAGTTCCTAGCCTCCCCTCGCCCCAAGGTCTGCATCCAAGCCTTCCGGGGTGTGGGGAAGTCTTTCATCACGTCTGCTTATGTCCTCTGGGAGCTCTACAGGGATCCTCAGAAGAAGGTGCTTGTGGTCTCCGCCTCGAAGAACCGGGCAGACGCCTTTTCTACCTTTACCCAGCGTCTCATAACCGAGGTAGACGTCCTGAAGTTCCTCCAGCCTACAGAGGATCAACGAAATTCCCGCATCGAGTTCGACGTGGGGCCTGCAACGGCAGACCAGTCGCCTTCCGTGAAGTCAGTAGGTATCACCGGGCAGATCACGGGCTCTCGTGCAGACATCATCGTCGCCGATGACGTAGAGGTCCTGAACAACTCAGCGACCCCTGATATGAGAGAGAAGCTGATAGAGCGGACGAGGGAGTTCTCAGCGGTCCTGAAGCCCCTCCCTGAAGCTCGTATCATCTACCTGGGTACGCCCCAGACCGAGGGCTCCATCTACCAGCAGCTCCCCGAGACCTTCGAGACACGCATCTGGCCTGCCCTGATGCCCTCAGAGGAGGAAGCAGAGCGGTACGGAGAGGCCCTGGCCCCTTATGTCCGCAATATGAAGGACAGGAGCCCGGGAGACACTACCGATCCCCAGCGGTTCTCTGACATCGACCTCGCTACCCGTAAGGCCGAGTACGGTAAGGCAGGCTTTGCCCTGCAATTCATGCTCAACACCCAGCTCTCCGATGTCGAGAAGTACCCCCTGAAGATCAGGGACCTCCTCGTCATGGACGTAGGGCCCTCAGAAGCACCCATGAAGGTGAACTGGATGCCCGACCCCAAGCGGGAGCTGAAGGAACTGCCTAACCTAGCTATGGCTGGCGACAGGTTCTACCCG